CCTTTTACAAAATCAACAACTGCATCAATTGCCTTTCCAAACCATTTGGCAAAATCTTTTGCAAAGTCGGCAACTGCTTTTGCTAAACCATTGACAAAATCTCTAAAAGTTTTGTTGTGCTTATACAACGCAACCAGTCCAGCAATAACAGTTGTAATTGCCGTTATCCAAATGGTCCACGGATTGGCTTTCATAAGCAACATCAATGGCTTTAACGTGGTATAAATCCCCTTCACTGAATTTATTACCTTAGACCCAAATTTAATAGCTAGGATTGAAGAGAGAATCCCAACGATCATTTTGCCGTGATTTGCGATCAAATCAATAACTGGAGTGAGGGCTTTCATGATTCCAGGCATAGCTTTAATAGCTGATTTTAACAAGCTATTTATCGCTTTTTGCATGGGTTTTAAAGCATCCTTAAACTTTTCTGTTTGACCAGCACTCATTGCTAATGATTGTGTAGAGGCTTCTGCTGAACGTTTAAGTAATTCTAAAGGGTTGGACTCTTTAAGTTGATCGGCTGTTTCCTTAGCAGCGCCTTTAACATCTTTAAAAGCCCAATTTGTCTTTCCTAAAGAACCAATAACCTTTAATGAATTATCTTCTCCAAGCGCTGACCACAAATTAGAAGCAATAGTTGCTTCCTTCTGTTTGTCGGTCATTTCACCCATTTCACTAGTGATTTGTTTAAACATATCACCTGCGGTTACTTTGCCGTCCTTATATCCCTTGAACATATCTTGAGACTTCTTTGAAAATGAGGTTATGGCTTCATCCATTCGACCATCATTTAAGCTAATTTGGAACTCCTTTGTGAAGTCCAATAACTTATCACCATTATAAGCACCTGATTTAACACCGTTATCAATTAGTGCCATTGAATCACTAATTGATATACCCATCTGACCCAATACTTGTGAGTATTCAGCCATATTGTCAGAAATGTCACCAGATTGGTCATCACCCATCTTTTGTAAAACTGTCATGTTATCAAAATATTCTTGATAAGAAATATTCCAATTACGTGTTGCTTTATCAGCACCATTTAATACTTCTTGGACATCAGCACCTGACATTTTTGCATAGGTTGATACTAATTTTGTATTTTCGGCAAGCTCTTTTGTGAAAAATTCAGGATGTGATTGTTCAATTTTCGTATAAACTTCTTGCAATTCATCAATACTTTCACCATATCCAGCAGTGTAAAGTTTATTAATTGCCAATATACTTTCTTTTGAGCGCTTGTATCCCAATGTGGTTGTAGCTTGCATCTCATTTACACGAGATTGTGCATCATAAATGGATTTAACACCCTTGGCAACGCCAGCTAATACTGCTCCAGCACTTGCACCCATTGCTATCAAACCAGCCTTAGACTTGCTGATTTTGCCTGTAAAGCGTTCCATTTTTGAGCCTGCTTCTTCAGCACCGTTGTTTTTACCCAACTTGCCTTGTTCGCCGTCCAGTTCACTCAACGAGTTTTTGTTTTTAGCAATTGAAGTCGCTGTTTTATCCAGCGCTATTTTTTGTTTGCTAATTGAATCAGCACTTGCTTCTCCTGAATTAGAAAGTTTTTCAAGCTCTTTTGATTGCGCTTCATACAACTTAGATTGCTTGTCTAACGTACGTGAAAGCCCCTCTTTTTGAGCTTTAAGCGCCTCTTCTTCTTTACCTTCTGCTTTTAAGCGGTCAACGTAAGCATCAGTCTCTTTAATAGAGTTCTGTATTTCTTTGTTAAGCCCAGCAATTCCTGATTCTTGCATTTCATAGGCACGCTTGGCTTGCTCTTGTTGCCTCGTCATTGATGCCAATTGACGTTCAGCAGTCGTTATTTGCGTAGCGTACTTCTGATAAGTTTGTTCACCAGCTTCCGTACTGCGATTTACTTCTGATTGCTCTTTTCGTAACTTCTGAAGCACGTTTTCTTGATTAGAAACTGATTGCGTAAGTCCTTTGTACTTAGCTTCAGAAGCGCCGACAGCGTCTCCAGACTGTTTCATCTGGGACTCCATAACTTTCCACTCGTTCGTACTATCTTTAACAGCTGACTTCAATTTGTTAATCGATTCAACCGCGTGCTGTGTCCCAACAGTTAGCTCTGTTGCTTGTAACTCGGAAACTTTTTCTTTTGCCATTTAATACCTCCTTCCTACATAAATTGTTTAGCAAATTCAGCTGGATCAACTGACTTTTCATTTTCATCAGCATTTAACACGCTCATTAATTCTTGATAATCTTGTTCGTCAACATCATCAAGCGTCCAATGCATTTGTTGCATCGCATCTTTTTCAAACAAGCGCATGTCAATCAACCGATTATCATATTCAATTATTCTGCTTCTGGGATTGCTAAACCCGCATCGTCAGCACTGTTAGTAATTGATTCTGTAATATCTTCATCTGACATGCCCATTAGTCGCATTGCCACATATTGAACAACTTCAACGACTTCGTTTTGTTCTAGTTCTTCGATTGAATTTTGTTGCTTCACTGATAGCTTCAAAATATCAGTCAAATATTCAGTTAATTTATTTTCAAACTTTAAGATAGCTTCCAGTCCCTCAACACCTGACTGTTGTTCTGAAGCCTCTTCAAGTTTTGCCATATCTAGCAACACAGTATAGGTCTTCTTCAAATTTTTTAATGAGCCTTTTACTGTAAAAGGCTTCGCTTGTAATTGTGCAATTTTAATATTCATAGTTTATCCCCTTGATTTATTGGGCTTTTCACCCCATTTGAGCTTTTATCCTTGCGCTGTCAAGTTATATTTTTTTATTAACCAGCTTCAGGAGCGGTAGTAGCTACATATCCACCCATAACTTCCTTCAACATGTCTTCCTTCTTAAAGGCATCATCACCTGAATAGAAAATCTTGATACCTTGTCCGTCCCAACGGTCATCACCAAATGATTGATAAGTCAAAGCATCAGTAACACGTTGTTCAGTGTTTTGGTCAGTTTGCAAGTTCAAAGCTGATTCAATCATTTGACCATTTGAGAACGCATAGAAGAATGAGTTTTGACGATCTAATGTCTCTGATTCAACAATCAAAGCAACACGTGGCAAATCCATTGATTGTACATAACCACCCTTGCCGTCTGATTCACGACCTAAAATCTTTGTCTTAATGTCCCAAGGTAAGTTGTTCCATACACCAGCAACTGATGGGAATGACTTTGACTTAGTCGTATCAACTTGTCCGTTGTCTCCGTAAACAGCTGTACCTGCTGTTGCGATGTTAGAAATGTTAGCTGATGCCGTACCCAAGTCCTTAGCATTTGATGTATAAAGTCCATCTGCTGATAGACCAGTTTCACCCTTTAAAATCTTGCCGTCCTTGTCCAATACTGCTAAATAAGTGTGCTTTAATCCTACGTTTGCCATAATTTATATTTTCCTTTCAAAATAAAAACGAGACTGGTTATCCAATCTCGTCAACTAATACTGTTTTATTTACTGTTATATTTTTGATTGTTTGCTGATTGTCGGTTTGTGACATGTCCAAATAATGTGCTTGACTATCAACGACACGCCAACGGTTATCTTCAAGTTGTTTCATCAAAATGACTTCTGACAATAGCATATTTTTGTCATAATCTAGGCTGTAAAATATTTGAATATCAACGCCCAAATTCATCATATTAAATGTGTTACCGCCATATCCTGATACGTCCGATTCTGCTTCTTTTAACAGTACCTGCGTAACGTGTCGGTCATCGATTACTTCTTCTGGTATCGCATCGCTGTACACTTGCCAATCAACAAACGTTTCAGTGATGATTTTAGCTACTTCATCTACTGGACGCATCACTTGTACCTCTTATCAATAATTTTCTTGTAAGCTGCTGCTTCTGCTTTCAACATTTTTTCTTGAATAGTTTGATCGCTGCGTAAATCACGCAAAAAGTGGTCAGCATGCACAGCTACTTGTCCACCATGCTTATATTTATGTCCGGCTTTGGTATACATCGGGAACTTCGTACCATTCTCAATTAAATGACCAACACGAGATTTTGAGTAATTCCAACCTACGACTGATGATCCGTTTTTAATGCCATCAATGTTTTTGTTTTGCACAATTATTGAATCAGCTAAATGTGGATCATCACCAGTTTTACGATGCCGATAATGCTTATCTTTCACGACTTGTTCAAGTTCCTTAGCAAATACATTTGCACCTGCTTTCGTGATTTTTGCTTTATCTTCAACGGACATCTTAGTTGTGATTGCTTCTGCGTCATCTACTATTTGATTCAATATTTGTTCCAATGTTTGCTCTGCCATATTACGTCCTCCGTTTCAAAGTCACGAAGTCATACGTAATATAGTTGTTGCTTTCATCAGGCGAAATTTGAACAATATCAAACATCGCTTCATTTATTTGAGCCACTTTAAAGCCCTCTAATGCTGCATGATGTCGAACGATGATGACATTTGTATTCTCTAATGAAGTGCCTTGCAACTGATACTGCTGGCTTAGTGTACGAGTTTTAGCTGCATACCAAAGATTTAATGTTGGCACAAATTTTTGTTGTGTCGACCCAGTGTTCGGGTTCTTAACACTTTTAACTTCGCCAAAAGTGACCTTTTTATTAAAATCAGAAGGTTTAAATGTTGTCATTACTTGCCTCCTAAATATCTTGCGCGCAATTGGTTCAGCATAATTTGAATACCTGCGCCATAACCGCTTGATAAATCACGTTCATAATACATTTTAGAAGCTAGTGACGAAACCAAACGATTAAATACATTTCCCGACACTGCCAACAACTCTTCTTCAGTTGCATCATCGGCGATTGAACCACGAATTAATGCACTAGCGTCACTTATTAGACTACCCATAGTTGCAATTTCTTCAGGCGATCCATCAATATGCAACTCGTCTAGTAATTCATTTGCTTTCACTAGTTCCATTTAAATCACCTTCTTATCCAGCTGACGTTGGTGTAACGGCTGGCTTTGACAAGTTCAAGTTAACAATTAAATCTTTACGAGCTTGCACCACATCTTCACGCAAGAAAATACCTAGTTGCTTGTACCAAATGTCGTAAGTATCTTGGAATTGACCAGTAATTTCAGCCAACTTGAAGTTAATGACTGCCTTATTCAATGGCGCAACAATAGCGTTTACGTTCTTAGGGAATAGGTTATCATCAACGATAACCACTGTCTTACCTAAGATTGAATATCCAGTAGCATTTGCAACAGCAGGTTGCAATAGTGGACGTCCTTCACCGTCAACAATTTGATCGATGATGTCGTAAGCTGATTGTGACAAAATAATTGAAGCAGATTGAGAATCTTGTGGCTTCAAAGTTACGTTCAAAGCAGTCTTTAATGCTGATACTGGATCCGATGAAGCAACTGCTGTAACACCATTTGTTAATGCTGACATAATTAGTGAGTCATCTGTGTTATCACGTAATTCAACCAAACGTGAACGCAATTCAGCTTCCCAGTTGTATGATGAGTCTGAAATCAACTCTTGTGAGAATGCGTATGCACCAGTATATGTGTTCAAGTCCCAAAGAATAGGCTTGATTTCAGGTGTAGCACCCTTGTCCGTTGGTGCGTATTCAGTATGTGCTTTCAACGTATCTGTTGAAGTCATAAATACTGGCAACTTACCAGTCGTTGTTGATACAGCAACCTTACGAACTAAGTTACCCAAGCGTGGGTATTGGTGTTGTTCATGTTCTGGTGCGAGAATCGTTTCAGGAATAATCACTGCTCCATCTTGTAATGCAAGTCCTGATACGTCACGAACTTCACCAGTCTTCAAAAACTCTTCAAATGCTGCTGTTTCGTTTTCTGCTCCAGTAGCTACTACTTGCTTCTTCATATCTTCAACTCCTCGTTTTTCTTCTTCATCTTCTTTTTCGATTTCTGGTTTTTTTGATTCAACTTCAACTGCATTTTCTTCAACCGGTTCATCACCAGAATCATCAACGACAATTTCATCTTCATCACGTTCTTCGGTTGGCAATGATTCTGCTCCTTGCAATACTGAAATATCTGCTTGCAACTTTTCAATATCTGCTTTGATTGCATCAATATGATCCATACCTGCCTTAACGTCATCAACCGACTTTGTTTCATCTTCAGCTGCTGAACGTGTTTCAGCGGTTAGGTTTTTTAATTCTGCTTGCTTTTCAGCAACTTCCTTAGTTAATTTTTCTAGTTTGCTCATCGCAAAAGCTCCTTTATTTTCGCTCTATAAATTTGTTCTTTTTCGCCTAATAAAAAAGCGTCTAGTGATCTAGTCACTAAAACGCTTGTATCATCATAGGCTGGTACGCTTACAACACTAATTTCTCTTAGAGAATCTATTTTGTTAATTACTCTGACTGGCTTACCATCTCTTTTCCAAACATCACCTCCCTTAGCGACTGTGAAACCAAAGCTCATACCCTTTAAATTACCCGCCTTAACGTTCGCATAGACATCTCTTCCTAGTGACGTGTCTGGTAAATCTAGCACGAAATGCAGTCCGATTTTATCAACATCTAATGCCAATGTACCCGCATCCACACGACCTAAAATATTGGCATAGTCATGGTCATATAGTGCTAATACTTTACTCATATCCACGCCATTCAGCGCTGTTTGAGCAACATATTCAGTAAACGGTGCTTCTGCAACACTTGGTTTATCAAACTTAATCGCATATCCTGCAATTTGCCCAATAAAATCAGAACTCTTAGCTTTACGTGTTTCTAAATCGTTGGTATCAACAAAATACCGCTCTAATGGTTTTTCACTCACTAAATCACCTCCTTTCTAATAAGTAATTGCTTTGCTTCATCTGGTGTTAATACGCCATTCTTGACCCAATCAGAAATATCTTTCTTAAATGTAGTTTTTGAATAGTCCATGATTTGTGACATATCCAAGCGAATACCATCACCTAATTTAAAATTAAGTTCAGATAGTAGTGGTTCAATATACCGATTTAACCCACCCACATACAACGAACTAATTTGGTCTAATGATGATTGCTGATCTCCTTGACCGTTCAAATAAGAATCAGGAACACCAAAAGTTTTAGTGATTTGGTTACGTCCCCAATCTAATTGTGTCAAATACTTAGCCACATCAGCATTGATAGAAATTGTTTTAAAATCTGCTGATTGATCTAATACCATAACTCGACCTGAATTTTTGCCGGTGTTTGCTTGTTCAAACTCTGTTCTAATCGTATTTTTAGCTTCTTTACTCAAAGTACCTTCAGGTATTTGAATGACACTAGTTGGATTAATCGCATTCTTAATTGTTGATAGCGTTAAACGTGTGGCTTCTTTTTGTTGTGCCACCTCATTACCTAATGCTTCTAGTGGTGAATGTCCCACCAAAGCGTCTAGTGGGCTTTCTCCGTACGCCATAATACGTGCGTGAATCATTTCATCAGCACTAGCTGTACCGCCTAAGAACGTGTCATACGCCATAATGTCATAACTTAATACATCATCAGTTAAATCAACGGTAACCATACTTGATGGAATTGGTCTCATATTCGTGATAATACCCTCTGGGTTCTTTTCCAAATAGATAAACGCATTACCGCTCAACAATAAATTCAACACGACTGTTTGCCAAAAATTTACCTTATTAGACAATGTGTTTGGTTTATTAAGCAATGTCACGTTTTCGTTTGTTCCAATGAAATCAGCACCTGCAATATCACTCGAAATCAAAC